GAGGCTTATCAGAAGCTGAAGGTAACGCAGCTTGCGGCACGAATCACGGACTTGGAAAGCGCGGGCTTTGTGTTTGACAGGCCGCGCTACAAGGTTACGGCTTGTAAGAATCCGGTTACGCATTATTCGATTGTGGAAAACGGGGTGGAAGTATGAGCCGCGACGAAAAGATATGGGAAGCATACCTGCTGGTGTCCGCCTATATGCGGGCGGAAGACATTGCTAAGGCGCGTGAGGCTTTGGAACGGTGGGCCGAGGTTGTGAAAGGGGTTGGGGATGAGGCCATCTGAAAGTTTAAAGGTCGCCGGAAGACCGATAGCGTATTACCCCAAGCTGGCTAAGCCGTTGGGTGGTGTAAATGCGGCAATTTTGTTCGGTCATTTCTTCTACTGGCACGACAAAACAGAAAACCCTTTAGGGGTTTACAGGACGGCGGAAGAGATTGAGGAAGAAACGGGACTTTCTGTCCAAGAACAAAGAACGGCACGGTCGAAATTAAGGGAGCGCGGTGTCTTGATTGAGACTGAAAAGAGAATCGAGCATCGGATTTACTACAAACTGGATTTGAACGCTTTTGATGATTTGATGCTGCAACATTCGGGGAGTGAGGAATCAACAGCCCCGAAATGCAATATCAACAGCCCCGAAATGCAAAATCAACATTCGGGGAGTGAGGAATCAACAGCCGTTATAAGAACAGAAGATTTAACAGAAGATTTAACAGTAAATACCCCCTTACCCCCAAACGCCACAGGCGGGGAAAACGGTTTGAACGCTGGCGCGTTTGTTCCCGCTGACGCGGGAACGTGCAAGCAGGGTGAAGACGGGGTTTTGCAGGATGAAACCACCGTTACGCCAGCCCTGAAGACAAACCGTGCGGAAGGAAATACGCGGCGTAGCCGGTACAACCAAGTGCCATGCCAAGAAATTGCAGACTGCTACAACGAGATTTTAGGCGGTTGCCTGCCAAGGGTGCAGCTGCTGTCGGAAGCGAGAAAACGGGCTATTGCCGCCCGCTGGTTCGAAGTGATGGGGACAAAAGCCCCAAACGGCAAAGTCCGATTCGAAAACGCTGAAGACGGTGTGAAATGGTTTGCATCGGTTTTCCGCAAAATCACCAAGAACGCATTTTGGATGGGCGACAACCAATCAGGATTTGCAGTTAATTTTGACTGGATTTTTAAGCCGACCAACTTTCTGAAAGTGCTGGAATGGCATCCGCCAAGAAGCTGACGGGAAAATGAAATGAACGAAATCGAAGAAATGCAGGTTGTCGAATCGCTGGCAAACCTTGAGGCCGAGCAAACAGTGTTGGGGGCAATCCTGATTGAGCCTACTGCGATTGTGAAGTGTGCCGCACTAACCCCTGAAAAGTTTTATCAGGCACAGCACAGGGTGATTTACCGCGCACTGTTGGACATGACGGCAGCCAGCGAGCCAATCGATATCATCACGCTAAATGACAAGCTGGAGGCGAGGGGGGAAGCGGAAAACGCAGGAGGCTTGGCCTATCTGGTTGAGTTGCAGCAAAACACGCCTTCTGCCGCGAATATTGCCCAATACGCCAAAATCGTAAACGACAGGTACATCGTGCGAGGGCTGCTGAAGGTGTCGGCGGAAATCGAAAAAATCGCATTGGCCAAAGACGGCAGGGACGTTTCCCAAAAGCTTAACGCGGCAGCCGACAGTTTGGCAGAGGTTGGGAAAAATGCCGTGCAACGCGGGAATAAAACCTTTCTCGAGACGCTGAAAGATTTGGTTGCGGATTTGGATAAACGGCTGGAGGGCGTGCGTTTCGGCTTGCCGACCGGACTGCCGAAGTTGGACGAAATAACCGGCGGCCTGCCTGATGGAAACCTGATTGTAATCGCCGCCCGCCCGTCTATGGGTAAAACCGTGCTGGCTGAAAACATCGCCCGGTACACCTTGAAGCAGGGTAAGGCGGTGCATTTCCAAAGCTACGAAATGAATGCGGTGGAGTTGGCTAGACGCAGTGCGGCAGCGGAATGCGGTATCGAGATGCACAGCTTGAAGACGGGCAGGCTGACGGATACCGATTATCAGAATTTGAATTTGTACCTGTCCAAAGCGCAAAACTGGCGGCTGGATGTGAACTGCGATTTGTTGAATGTTGATGAACTTTGTTTTTTGGCAAAGGAAAAGAAAATGACAACAGGGCTGGATTTGTTGGTGATTGATCACCTGAACATCATGCCGAGACCGGGAAGAGACGAAGTGGCGGAGCTTGGCAACATATCCCGCAGCCTGAAAAACCTTGCTGTCGAACTGAATATTCCCGTCGTGCTGGTTGCCCAGTTGAATAGGGGTAGCGCGAAAGCGGCAGACAAACGCCCGAACATGGCAGACATTCGCGGCAGCGGCGCGGTTGAGCAGGACGCAAACATCATCATCATGCCGCACCGTGAAAGCTATTACGACAATCAAATAAATCCACATTTGGCGGAGTTGATTATTGCCAAGAACCGAGACGGCGAGATGGGCAGTGTGGTTTGCGGCTGGAAAGGCCAGTTTGCAAGGTTCGAGGATGAGCCGGATTTGAACTGGACGCCCCCGAAAAAGGAAAGCAGATGGGGTGATGGCTATGCAGTCTGAAACCTGCCTGCACTGCGCCCATGCCGATTTCCGCGATGCAGCGGCAAAGGGGATGACGGGTTTCCTGACCTGCCCGACGGTGGATAAATGGCGGTACCTGAACAGGCGCACGGTATGCGAGAGCGGGAAGTTTCAGACGGCCTCCGAAGGGGTGGTGACAAAACGGATTGAATGGTTTGAGAGGAAAAAATGATGTATCACAAGTTTAATAATTTGCGCACAGTGAACAGTTACGGCGAATTTGTATGGCAAATCTGCCGCCGCAAGGGGCATCCGGTGGCCGTCATCAGCCGTAACGGGCGGCATTACTACAACCTGAAGCTGATGCCGGGATTCGGCAGCCGTCCGATGCATGACGATGTAACGGAGTTTGTGATGGATGTGCTTTGTACGGAGGCGGGCAGGATGGAAGAGGGTTCGGAATGACGGGAATAGTGGGTTTGATTTGGCTGACGGGCGCGGCGGTTGTCGGGCTGGTGTTGGGGTTGGTTGTGATCGCGGTTGAAGAGGTGCGAAGGAGGAGGAATGGCAGATAAGTCCGTGTCGCTGCCTTTCCCCGACAAGCGGTTGAATCCTAATGCGCGCATTCACCGTATGGCCAAGGCGAAGGTTTTTGCAGCGGCCAAAAACGAGGCGTACCTGTTGGCGGTCGGTGCGGGCTTGCGGGGGTTTCGGGGGCGGAAAATACGCATTGTGTTCACGCCGCCCGACAGGAGGAGGCGCGATTTGGACAACCTGCACGCAAGCATGAAGGCCGCTTTGGACGGAATCGCGCTTGCCGTCGGATGCGATGACAGTGAGTTTTGCCCGGTTGTGATTGACCGAACGCCGCCGAAAAAGGGCGGGGCGGTATTGGTGGAGTTGAGTGAATGAGCAGGGGCACAAGTGTAAACAGGCCGTCTGAAATCCTAATTAGAACGGACGGCAGTCTAATTAGAACGGGAAAGGATTTGAAATGGCGGTAAATGTTGCGGTGGTGAAAACGCCGGCGGGAACGCTTGCACCGGCGACGGCATACGATGCGGAATTGTTGCGGGATTATGCCGCCGGCCGGCAGTTGAAGGTGGAAATCAAGCAGATGGGAAACCGCAGTTATCAGCACCATAAGCTGTTTTTCGGCGGGTTACTGCCTTTGGCGTATGAATACTGGGTGCCGTCGGGCGGGCTGGTGACGGACGGGGAGCAGAAGCTGATCAGTGGTTTTGCGCGGCGGCTTGAGGCCATGCATTCGAGCGGCGGCTTGTTTTTGGAGTTTGCCGACGAGTTTGTACGGATGGTGGCGGCAAAGCGCGGCGAGAAAATAGGCGCGGTGCTGCAAAGTATGGAGGCTTTCCGCAAGTGGTTGACGATTGAGGCGGGGTATTTCGATGTTTACGAAACGCCGAACGGCTACCGCAAGGAGGCGAAAAGCATCAGCTTCCATAGTATGGGCCAGGAGGAGTTCAACCGGTTTTACCGGGACTGCTTTCAGGTGGCTTGGAACATGATGTTGTCGTCAAAGTTTGAGTCGGAGGAGGCCGCAGAACGGGCGGCTATGGAGATGATGGAGATGGGCGGATGAGTAAGATTACGCAGTCGGCACGCGGCGAGCGTTGTCAGATACGGTTTCCGGGCATTTGCAATCATGACCCGGAAACGACGGTTTTCGCGCATTACCGTTTGGCGGGCTATTGCGGCACGGGCATCAAGCCGCCTGACTTTATGGGCGCGTATGCCTGTTCGCGCTGTCACGATCTGGCCGATGGGCGGTTGAAGGCGGATTGTGCGGAAGGGGAAATTCAGACGGCCTTCGCGGAAGGCGTGATGCGGACTTTGGTTTTGTTGCATGAAAAAGGGTTAATCAAGCTATGAATCAGCAAGAATTTGAATTTATGAACGACTTGGCGCGGGCTTTTGAGCGTCGTTACCGTGATACGCGCAGCCGAAACCGGTGCTTGAGTATCGAAAGCCGCTATATGGGGGAGGAAGTTTACCCGCATGAGCCTGAAATCGGTTTGAGATACGGCGAAGATGCCATGTTTCTGACTTTGCAGGCGTGGGCGAAGGTGGATGCGCCGCAACAGGAGGCCGTCCGTATTTCGTTCGGCATCGGTGCGAAGTCGCAGGCAGCCTACGAGGAACGCTTGCAGGCGGAAATCAGGCGGCGCGGCGAACAGCCCCTGCATTCGCAGACGGATTTAGGCTTGGCCGCGTGGTACGGGGCGATACGGCAGGCGGCAGGGGACGATTTTGATTTGCTGTTTGAGAAGGTTTGATTTTCTTTACGGTTGCGGTATGATTGCGGGAATTAACACTTCTTAATGAAAGATGGGGAAATGGCATATATCAACATACTGGCTGGCGATTTTCATAAAGGGAAAGCCGTCTTAAAAAAAGATTGTATTGTTCTTTTTCGTGGTGGAAAGGTTGCGCTGCTTGATATTGCAGGCTATGAGGTGCAAGACGGCGGTGTGATAGAGGTTGTGTTTTTTGATGGCCGCCGAATGCTGGTGGAGAAGAACGACGCATTCCTGCAAGCGGTGAAGGTCGCCCTTTATAATGAACCTCAAAACCCAGAAGAGCGGCGGCAGCAATATAACCAAAGGCAAGCTAATTCTGCGGCTAAAAGAAAAAGATTAAATAAAATCAAACTAATAGTAGGTGGATTTTTTATCTTGCTATTTGTTGCCATGTGCGCTGTGTCGAAAAAGGAATTAACGCCGGAAGAGAGGGCGGCCGCGGACAAGGCGGAGCTTGAGCGGTACGAAGCAGAGGCGGTGGCCAGAAAACAGCGTATTGATGGGAAAATAGCCCCATCTGTGCGGGAATTTAAGTACGATAAGAAAACTTATCCGAAGTTGTACAAACAGTGGGGCGAGAAGGCCGTCAAAGAAATGAATGGTTATTTGCCACGGATAGCCGAACATGTTGCCCGGGAGGATTCATGCGATGCGGTAGAAAGTGTTGATATTTCAGATGCGCGCAGCAACCCGAAAGCAAAACAAATGGTTTTCTTTGTAGATTGCAGGAATGGTAAACGCTTTTTTGTATCTACTGCCGACCTTAATTCCGGCCGAAAATCAACCGCTGAACAGGATAAAGAGATTGATCATTCAGCCGTCATCAGTCAGTGTGATGCGGCGATTAAAGCTCAATTGAATCATCCCGGAACGTTTGACCCGCACCTCCTAGACACGGCAACCGGAGTAAATCCGAATGGCAATATCTTGATTACCCGTGGATTTACGGCTAAAAACGGGCTTGGAATGCAGATTGATTATCGGGCATATTGCGTTATCACAGGCAATAAAGTGGAAGTTTCGGTCGAACAGAAATAGTAAAAAACCCCTTGCATTCGCAGGGGGTTTTGTTTATGATGGGGTCTCCTACTTCAAATGCTGTACCCGTGCCAGCAGCGCGGTTTTTTCATATCTGCTCCCATCATATTGTTTGCCGCATTTCCGTTTCCTTGGTTGCGACAGATTTCAAGTTATGGGGGTGCGGGTAGCAGCAATGCCCCGGCGTCTCATTTGAACGTAGGACACCCCCGCCCAATTTGGGCGTTCCTAAATCCTTAATCAAATGGAGTTCATCATGAACGCTAATTTTTCTCTATCTTTCCACAACGTCGATTTTGATATTGCAGATATTCACGGCCAGCCATGGTTAAGGCTGCCTCAAATTGGGGTAGCCTTGGGATATGCAAATCCCTACAAGGTTCAGCAGGTATTTGACCGCAACGCCGACGAATTTACCGACAGCATGACCCAAGTTATCGAACTGCCCACGGCAGGCGGCAAACAGCAGGTGCGTGTATTCAGCCTGCGCGGATGCCACTTACTCGGTATGTTGGCACGAACCAAAGTAGCCAAAGAGTTCCGCCGTTGGGTGCTGGATGTATTGGAAGATGAAGTATCAGGCCGTCTGAAACCGCAAGCCCAGCGCAAAGCCCTGCCGCCAGGTCTGACCCACGAACAACAGGCGGAAGTCAAAGCCCTGCACAACATCCTGATCCAGTCGGTGCCGTTCGAGAAACAAAAGGCCTTGGCGATTACCTTGTGGAGCGCGGTCAAATCGAAATTCAAGGTCGGCTACAAAGACGTGCCGCCCGAACAGTTTCCCGAAGTATTGAGCCT